AGATACGAAGAAAACAACGAGCATTTTGTTTTCCACGTGAATAAAACCAACGGCTACAATTACCTTACGATAAGAATGCCATGGGAAAACGATGTTGATACAGGCATAACCTTTAGACTACCTACATGGGAGGACTGGCAACAATAGAAAGGAGCACGCTAGGGAAAAAGCGGACCCTCGCCTCGTGCGGGGGTTTTTTATGCCTATTACTCTATTGGTATTGTTATCTGGTAAAATAAAAAAGTTTTTGTAAAAAGTTTCTTAAAACTACTAATATCTCTAATAAACTAATAGAATGACTCTACAAGTCTCTTGGTTACTCTGTTCTTTGGTTTCTCAAAACTAATAGAATTCTATTAGTCTATTAGAAACTATGGTAAGATTCACTAGAGGGCACGAGAAAAACTATTAAAATAGATTATTTTATAATAATATAGTAATATCATTTGTCACACGAGGAGATAAGATGAAACAGCTAACATATACTTCACTCATGCCTACCGAAGATGGTAAATCATTTATAGACGATAAGGGTAAGATTTGGCAGCCACTCAACTCAAAACAAAAGAGATTTTGTAAAGAGTACTTCAAAGGTCAAACAGCTACTGAATCCGCGATAAAAGCAGGGTATACGAAGGATAGGAAGGGAGCAAAGACACAAGGCAGTGTATTACTAAACCATAACCCTGTTGTACGAAACTACCTCATCGACTTGGAAATCGCAGCTTCAGAAAGAGATGCAGTTTCCCTAGAGAATCATTTATCTACACTCCACGACCTCAGAGAAGAGGCAAAAGACCAAGGACAGATATCCGCTGCCATCACAGCAGAGGTCCATCGAGGGAAAGCAGGTGGTCTCTACATCGATAGACGCGAAATATTGACTGCAAAAATTGATATGATGTCAAAGGACGACATACTCACTCGCCTCGAACAGCTGATAAAGAAAAGAGCGACGGAGTCCAATATCATAGAAGGAGACTTTGCATCCAAAGATTAACCGCTCTACTCTATCACTCACTCTATCAGTCTATCAATCAGTCCATCAATCCTTTTCCTAGTCCCAGTCCCTCTTTCCGTCCGTCGCTGACTGCATACAAATAGTTTAATCTCCGATTTGACGGCTTCTTTATACTGCTTTACTTTGGTACCAATCTCCCATATACTATTGGGATGGTTAGGTAATTAAGCCTACCATTTATCTAGAAAGGAGAAATTATGACTATAGATAAAAACTTTAAAGCAGGCACTCAAAAGAGTTCTGTAGATTACAGTGCAGTGATTACATTAATCGCTACACCTACGGGGAAATTTCCACCCCAAGCTGGAAAGATTATCGAAGCTTTACTTAATGCGAAAGACCACAGTCTTACATTAGGTGAGTTAGTTGGGACTGATGGTTCGACTGATTCGGCTTTAGATAAAGCTGGATTGGTAACAGTCCAAACACCGATGGATATCTGGGCTCATTACAGAGCTAGACTCATCGATGAAGGATTAGTAACAGTAGGCTAGACTTACTGACTGGTTCCAAAGGGCGACTTCGGTCGCCTTTTTTTGTGCCTGCTCCGCTCTACTCTATCCATCACTCTACTCTATCACTCAATCTACTCTATCACTCAATCTATCGCCTGCTCTTTCCCACCCTCCCTCCCTCTCTGGAAAATATAATCCGTCCGTCGCTCGCTCTACAAATCTTAAAATCCTAACATTAACCTAACTAACTTATATAACCTAACTACGCTTACCAGATCAATTTCTTTAACTAACCTAACTAACTTATATATAACTTATATAACCTAAATAACCTATATAAATTAATTTAACTTATTTACCTAAAACTCTTGTAATCTTCCTAGATTACTATAATATTAACAGTATGAATATGAAAAAACAGGTTAACGCACCTAAAAGCGTTGAGGCTGACACAACCAAGAAACAGAACGTGTCAAAGTATGCTACTAGAGTAAATACTAGTAGAGGTAATAACGGCTTACATGATAAAGCAATCATTTCTGTTAATCATGCAGTCGCTGATAGAGTAATTGATACTATGCCTACGCAAGTTCAATTACTTATTATGAACGTTGATGAGTTAACGGAACAGCTAGGTAAGTGTTCTATGTTATCACTTAATAATAAGTGGGATGATAGATACTCTTATGAGCAAGACGCAACTAAAGTGTTAAATCATTACTTAACATATTTTAGAGGTCTTAAAGAGGGCAAGACATATAAAGGTTTTGATAAAGAAACGTTAACTAACTTGTTTACTATAACTGCTAGTTAATTTAACTCACTATTCATACAGGGCTACATTAGTAGCCCTTTTTTTATGCCTGTATAACCTATATAACTACCCTATCCCCCCCTAGCCGCTAGCCTCTAGCACCAACACCACGCACCTTAGTTTCAACCTCAGTTTTGCAACTACTTTACAAATAAGTCCCTAGTAAAAAAATTTTGCGAAAAAATTTTTTTCGATTATACTTTCGTTATGAAAAATATGTTAAAAAATATAGTAGGAGCAGTAGCTCCAACATTAGGCTCAGCTTTATCAGGTCCTATGGGCGGCATGGCTGGCGGGGTCATAGCTAAAGTATTAGGGGTAGATAATAACCAAGCTTCTATAGAAAACGCTATGCAAAACGCAACTCCCGAACAGTTGTTAGAGATTAAAAAAGCAGAAAAAGATTTCGAAGTTAAAATGAAAGAACTTAACGTTGATGTCTTTAAATTAGAAACGCAAGAAAAACAACATGCTAGAAGTATGTTCTCTAAAGATTGGACAGCCCGTATTATAGGAATAGCTATGATTGGTGGGTTTTTAGGTTATATCTTTTTAGTTACCATACAACCCCCTGAACAAAATTCGGAAGCGTTAATAAATTTGGTACTCGGTTATTTAGGTGGTTTAGCATCAGCCGTAATAAGCTTCTATTTTGGTGCTTCTAACAAAAGTGAGTAAGGGCAGCAGACCACGACCCGTGGACCGTGATAAGTTCAACGCTAACTTCGATAAAATATTTAAAGATAGAAAAAAATCTGCCGCGAACCAAGAATCCCATTCCAAAGATTAACTACTTTACTTTTATTTTGTAAATATCGTTTTACAAAAGACGGGTTTTTAACATATACTTTGTAAATGGCTGAACGAGCACCAGACGTCGGAACTATAGAACCAATACCATATTCATCGACTCCGCTGATGGATAAGATTTATAATTATATAAATCAACCTTTAAATACTGAAGACCCTATACAAAATATTGTAGAAAATGTAGCTGATTTTATTCCTGGATTATCTACAGAACTAGCTAGACGTAGAGGGGATGAACTAGGAGAAGCTTTATCTTATTTAGATTATATTCCTGGTGGGGGTATACCTGCTGAAATGATATCATTTGCAGCAAAACGAGCTAAGTTATTAAAAAGATTAGAAAGAGAAAAAATGATACAACAGAAGTCTGTAAATGACCCTGTTGAAACCGCAGGTTCTATAAAAGAAGAAGCTAGATTAAAGAAACAACTTAAAAAACTAGACACAGAAGAAGCTGCAGAAAAAGCAAAATTTAGAATTGAGGATGATTATGTTCCTCCTAAAGGATATACGTATAAAGCCCCATCTGAAGGTGCATTATTTCGTGGCGATAAAAGTGGGATGAAAAATTTTGATATTACAGATACTTCTGATATTGTTCCATCTTCAGGTATTTATTCTTTAATAGACCCTACAGACCCTAGATTTAAAATGTTCGCAAAAGGAATGCCTAGTAAAGGCGGTCCAGGTTCAGGATATGTTATAAACCCTAATTTTAAAAATATTTTAGATATTGATAATATTCCACCTGATTTTCTTAAAAAATTAGAAGATATGGATTTGTTTAGAAATCGTCCTAGTAGAGATTTAGCGGGCGGTATTGGTGATTTAATGTCTAAAAAACGAACTGATTTCCAATTAGACACTATATTACGAGGCGGTCCAGGAAGTATAAATAAAACACCTTCAGGACTTTCACAAGATATAGCCGATATTTTTACTAAAGAAGGTTATGACGCTTTACGTTTTCCACCTAGAGCAATGAAAGGTGAAAGCGATACTATAATTTCGTTAAACCCTAAAAATTTAGATATTGTAGACGAAATACCTTATGACCAACTTGATGATTTTATAAGACAGCTACTAAGTGGACAATAAAGATAAATTAAAAGCTTTAAAAAATATAGACCTTTCGCATTTAGATAAAGCTGAAGCGAAAGAGTTTACTGTTTTATTAGAAGAATTAAGTAAACGCGAATTCCAAGAAAAAGCAACTAGTACCTTTATGGATTTTGTTAAATCTATATGGAAAGAATTTATTAACGGCGACCACCATGTAAAAATGGCAAAAGCTTTTGATGATATTGCTAATGGTAAATTAAAACGTTTAATTATTAATATGCCGCCTAGACATACAAAGTCTGAGTTTGCATCACATTTGTTCCCTGCTTACCTTTTAGGGAAAAATCCTAAATTAAAAATTATAGAAGCAACCCATACCGCTGACCTTGCAGTTAATTTTGGTAGAAAAGTTAGGGATTTAATTGACGGCGAAGAATATAAAGAATTATTTCCCGATACAGAACTAAAAGCGGATAGCCGTTCTGCAGGTAAATGGTTAACGAATAAAGGTGGTGAATATTACGCCGCAGGTATTGGTGGTGCGTTAGCGGGTAGAGGTGCGGATTTATTTATTATTGACGACCCCCATTCGGAACAAGACGCTATGTCGGATAAAGCAATGGAAGAAGCTTACGAATGGTTTATGGCAGGTCCTCGTCAAAGGTTACAGCCTGGAGGTGCAATCGTTATAGTTATGACCCGTTGGAATAAAAAAGACCTAACAGGTAGATTAATTAAGAAAATGGCACAAGACGAAGGAGCTGACCAATGGGAAGTTATAGAATTTCCAGCTATTTTACCTAGTGGTAATCCACTTTGGGATAATTATTGGAAATTAGAAGAATTAGAAAGTATTAAAGCGTCCGTTAGTCCGTCTAAATGGGCAGCACAATACATGCAAAGACCTACAGGGGAAGGTATTTCGATTATACCTAAAGACTGGTTTATGATTTGGGAGGAAAATAAACCACCTAAATGTGAGTATATAATCCAGTCTTATGATACTGCATTTTTAAAATCAGAAAGAGCTGACTTTACCGCTATAACAACATGGGGAGTTTGGTACCCAGAAGGTAAAATTGGAGATGAGATGTATGCAGGTAACGAAGCACATTTAATTTTAATAGATTGTATTAAAGAACGTTTTGATTTTCCTGAATTAAAAGCAGAAGCATTACGGTTATATGATTACTGGGAACCAGATACCGTAATTATTGAAGCTAAAGCTAGCGGTATTCCTTTAGTACAAGAATTACGTAGAGTAGGTATTCCTGTAAACACTTTTAGTCCAGGAAAAGGACAAGATAAAATTGCAAGATTAAATTCTGTATCACCAATTTTCCAAGATGGACGAGTTTGGGTACCTGATAATAGATTTGGGGAAGAACTTATGGAAGAAGTTTCAGATTTTCCCGCAGGTGAAAATGATGACTTAGTTGACGCTACAACATTAGCGTTAGCAAGGTTTAGAGAAGGTGGTTTTTTACAATTAACTACTGATTATTTTGAAGAAGAAACACATTATGTGGGTGAAAGGGTTTATTATTAATTAAAATAGGTTATGATTTGAAAATATGGCTATAGAGAAACAACCGTTATCAGCTGTTCCTATGCAGGAAGAAGCTATCGAACTTGAAATTATGCCTCAGGTGGAAGAAGAAACAGAATTATTTGTACAACCTGACGGTTCAATTATTCGAGGCAGTGAAATGCCTGACCAAGCTACGTCAAAGTTTGGTGAAAATTTAGCAGAAACTTTAGACGAGCGTGAATTAAATACTATCGCTAATGAATTAGTAAATAGTTTTGAAGAAGATTTAGATTCACGTAATGATTGGTTTCAAACTTATACCGAAGGATTAGATTTATTAGGAATAAATGCGGATTCTCGTTCCCAACCGTTTATTGGGGCGTCAGGAGTTCATCATCCAATACTCGCAGAAGCCGTAACCCAATTCCAAGCACAAGCGTATAAAGAATTATTACCAGCAGGCGGACCTGTTGATACAGAAGTTTTAGGAATGACCGATAATGCTAAATTAGAAAAAGCAAATAGAGTTAAAAACTTTATGAATTATCAGATAACTTACAAAATGGAAGAATATGACCCAGAAATGGACCAATTATTATTTTATCTTCCACTATCGGGTTCTGCATTTAAGAAAGTTTATTATGACCCTGCAGTTGGACGGGCAGTAGCACGTTTTGTTAAGTCAGAAGATTTAGTTGTTCCGTATTACGCAGTAGATTTATTAACTTCTCCTAGAATTACTCATGTAATTCATATGAATGAAAACGAATTACGTAAACTACAGCTTTCAGGGTTCTATAAAGACGTTGAAATGTCGTCTCCAGGAAGCGGATTAGAGAATACAGACGTTGATGATAAGATAGATGAGTTACAAGGTATCAGTAGAACGATATCTGATGAAGAATACACCCTTTTAGAAATGCATGTTGACCTAGATTTAGAAGGATATGAAGATATAGGTGAAAATGGAGAAGAAACAGGGGTAGCTTTACCGTATATTGTAACTATTTGTAAAGATAACAACAAAATTCTTGCAATTAGACCAAATTATAACGAAAAAGACCCGATGAAGAAGAAAATCGAGCATTTTACGCATTATAAGTTCCTTCCAGGACTTGGATTTTACGGTTTTGGCTTAATTCACATGATGGGGGGCTTAACTAAGTCAGTTACAGCAATTTTACGTCAATTAATAGACGCAGGAACACTTTCTAACCTTCCAGCAGGGTTTAAATCACGAGGATTGAATATTCAACGTCATGATGACCCGTTACAGCCTGGAGAATGGCGAGATGTCGATGCTCCTA